ACCGCTGCGAGGAAGGCGCCGATGATCGATTTGACCAGCCAGCCGACGTGATCCTTGAGCTTGGACACGTCCTCGGCCACGTCCTTCAGTTCGACCTTGGTGGCGTAGACGTTGCGCAGATCCTCCCGGATTCCGCGCACGTCGGACTGGACCGCGTCGAGCTTCTCCTTCGCGACCGCGGTGTCGATCTGCATCTTCACCCAGGCGACGTCGTCCGCGTTGCTCAGCGGCTCAGGCATCACACTCTCTTCGTGTCGTTGCAGACGCAGGAAAGCCGGCCGGCGGGCGGCGGCCAGATCGGAAGGGGTGGCGACATCCACGGCGCGGCCATTCCCACTCAGCGCCGAGCCGGCTGGGGAGCGGGAACGGCTCCCGGCACGCCTGTCGTCCGCTCGTAGGTGCGCATGGCGCCCAACCCGAGCATGCCGATCAGCACCGGCATGAAGTCGGACACGACAATGGTCGGAGGCGCAGGGAAGGAGATGCCGAGCACGACGCCCACGATCGCGCCCAGCCACGTCACCAGGGGCGCAGCGAGGAACTGGTAGACGAAGGCCGCCACGCACGCCCAGCCGAGCGCCGGCCGCCACCTCGAGGAGAAGCGGTCGTTGCCCTGCGCCTCAGAGAGGTTGATCGCGTTCTGCTGCTCGTTCTGGGCCTGGAGTGCCGCCGTGAGGGCCGTCTCGCGCGTCGCGAGCGCTTGCTCGATCTCGGCCTGCGCCTCAATCTTCTTCTGCGGGTCCGGGATGGTGCGGTCGACGATGACCCGGGCGATCTCGGCGATGCTCGGGATTGCCGCGCCGATTCCCGCGCCGAGCGCCGGGCCCGCGCCGCCGGTCAGGACGCCGCCGAGGATGGATCCGATGATGCCGCCGGCCATGGATCAGCTCTCCTTCTTCGGGTAGGCGGTGCGCAGTCGCTCCAGCGCGGCGGCCCAGAAACCGGGCTTGGCCGGCGCAGGAGCGGCCGGAAGCGTGGCGACCGGCGGGACCGGCTGGGCGGCGGTACGGGGCGCCGGCGCGAACACGGGTGGCGGAAGCGGGGCGACTTCGACAGGCACGACCGGGATCGCTGCGGTGACGGCGCCGGGCTTGTGCCCCGCTGCCTTCAGCGCCTTCAGGAACGCATCGTGGTAGCCGGCGATCGCCGCGGCCTTGTCGGTGCCATTGATGATACGGCGGGCGTTGACCGGGTCGCCGAGCTTCCCGGGCCCGAAATAGTGCTCGAGCTTCTTGCCGGTGAACCAACCCTCGGCCATCCCGAGGAACATGATCGGCGCCGCGATGTCGGGCGTCATCGCCATATCGGGCGCGACGGTCAGATCCAGCGACCGGTCGAGGTAGCCGCGGTTCTGGAGCTCGCCGGTGGCATGGCGGTAGTTCGTCCGGCCGGTAAGCTGGACGTAGCCGCGGCCGCAGAACTTGGCCCCGTCGCCGGGCTGCGTGTTGCCGAGGGTCTTGGCCGTCGCCGGACGGTCGCCCAGCGGGTCGTACATCCGCTTGAAATAGGCGTCGCCGCCGAGCTCCTTGATCGGGAACATGGTCTTCGCGGTCTCGTGGAACGCGGTGGCGAGACAGTAGGCCAGTTCGGGGGTGCCCAGGTCCGGCGGGCATGCGTCGAGGATCGCGCCCATGCCGGAGACCTGGCCCTGTGTGAGGGCGTTCGGGAACGGGTTCTTGCGCGCGCACGCGAAGAACGCGGCGCCGTCGAGGCTCGCGGCCATGGTGGTGCTCCGATGTCAGGGGGCGCCGCGGATCTGCCGGGGCCCGAATGTGTTAGCGTTGGCTAAAGGAGCTCGACGATGGCCATCGATTACGCTGCGTTGCTGAAGCGCTACATGCAGCATGTCCGCGACTGCCAGGGCACGACTTTCGTCGAGCAACTCCCGCCAGCTTCAGAGAGCGAAGTCGAGTTCACTCCTGAAGAGTGCGCTGAGCTTATAAAGATCGCCGATAGGCTAGATTGACCGCGGAAAACTTGGACGAAGAGCGCAGTCTACAACCCGGGTTTCGTTGCTCCCCCGCCGGATCTCGATCGGAACGTCACGCGTCATGGCGCTGCGCCCGTCAGCCGAACGTCGGCCACTTGATCGCGGCGAAGGCCGCCTGAGCGAGGTCCGCATCGGCCGCGGCCTCGATCTCGGCCTTGGCCAACAGCCGGGCGCCACGGATGGCCGCGCCGGCCATCAGATACGCCTCGTAGGCGGCCTTCACCGACCGGGCGACGCCGAGCACGTCGGTGGCAGCTTTGCCGGTGTCGGGGTCGAAATCGACGCCGATCGTGGCAGCCAGCATCGGATAGTCCGTCGGCTTCACAGCGCCTGACGCACCGAGTGCAGCCTGCGCCTGCGCGTAGGCCTCCTGGTACTCCATGGCCTGGCCGGAGCCGGGGGTGATCAGCGTGAGACGCAGAGCCTCGGCCTGATCGTCCACGGCCTTCTTCAGACCAGCCTTGGTCATCGACAGGAGCGCGGCAGCACCCTCGTCCTTCTTAAAGGCCGCGAGAGTAGCCTTGACCTGATCGGCCAGCGCCTCGGGGACGCTCAGCTTGCCCGATACTCCGTCCTCCCCAGGCAGATACTCGAACCCGCTGTCCGGCCCGAGTTTCAGGGAGGAGGCGACGTAGCCGACTGCGTCGGCAGTGGCAATAACGGTCTGCATGGATCAACCCTGCTTGGCGAAGCCGATGACAATATTCGCGAAGGAGAAAGACGACGTGTTGGAACTTGTGAAGACGCGAAACCGGAGCTGATCGCCGGCCGCCCAAGCTCCGATATGTGTCGCAGTTGCGCGCTGGAATGCCCCGGAAGCAGACTTGGAATCCTGCCACGCAATAGGAGACCACGTGCCGGAGCTAGACAACATCTTCTCGATTTGAAAAAGCATCAAGACTGCGCCGCTGTCCGCCATCTCCCCCGAAACGTTGGAGAGCCATGTTCCAGCATCGTTTGCACCGACCGTTATAATCCCTGTTGTGTTGTTGAAGGTTGTGCCGTTGCCAAACTTATTGACTACAGTGGCGTAGTTGCTGAGCGTCGTGAATACGCCCTGCGGGACACTTGACTGAGGACTGCTCGCTGAAATTGTCGAGCGGCTAGCCAGGATGTTGTTGACGATGGTGGTCGTGTCGGAGAGGGCGCTGGCGGGCAGCCGAGCGTTGAGAGCCGCGTCGATCTCGAGGGTCACCACGAGCCCGGCAGTGAGATCACCTGCGGCCGGCGCGCTACCATCCCGTCGCTTGATCGGTGCCGACAAACCGTTGATGGCCAGCGTTGGCGTCGTGGTCGTGTTGCTTCCCGACCCCGGCACCTTCACCCGGAAGCGCATGCCCTCGACCAAAGCGACGTAGACCGGCTGGGGCGCGATCGCGATGGCATCCGGTGAGCCCGTGGCGACGAACCGGTTGAGCAGCCCCGAACGCGTCGCCTTCAGCATCTGAGTGAGGTCGGTCGCCGTCGGCGCCGGCATCCCGGCGAGTTGCGCAGCCGCGATGATCGCCAGGATCTCGCGCTGCGGGTGCTCGACCGCGTTCGGCGGGACCTTAGACCCTTGCGTACCGGCAGCGACGTTCTTGCCGACGTAAGACGCGTTCGCGTCGGTCGAGCCGGACGGCGGAACGTAAAGCATCGAGATCTCCGGGAACGAGGCGCGGGCGCGCGTGCTCAGCCGCGCGTGCGGGGGAGCAGACAGGCAGGGTCAGACGACGGGGGGCGCGAACTCAGGCGGCGAGGTCGTAGGCGAACACGAGCCGCGTATGCGGGGGCGCCAGCGCGTTCAGAGCGCATTCCAGATCGCGGGTAGGCACAAACCCTTCGAGCGGGTCGTAGTCGAGCTCGCCCTCATCGGTGCGGAACCACGTCTCACCAGCCGAGCCGGCGTGAACGATCCAATACTGCCAGACCGACTGATCGGAGAGCTGTTCGCCGAACGCATCCGCTGTCGGCAGAACGAAGCCCTCGAGCGGCGACCCGTCCGATCCGATCTGATCGTCGTCGCAGCAGAAGTAGGTCTCCTGGATCGCGTCCCCGACGCACTCGGATACGTCGCACAGGAACTGGGTCGGCTCCTCGACCGTGACCGCATACCCCAGGCTCTTGGCGAGGCACACGAAGTAGGCCGGGGAGTTGCCACCGACTGAGCCGAACTTGGCGCGAACGGCCGCTTGGCGAACCGGCAACCCACCCAGACCGGATGAGCACGGGCCCGGCAGGCCGAGTTCTTTCTCCCAGTCCGGCAGGGTGTAGGTGAGCGCCGACGGGAAGGTCTGCGTCGCCGCCGTCCAGTCGAGGCCGAGGTGGTTAGCCGCCCAGCCCGCGATAGCCCGCCAGACCCTGCGCTGAACCGGCGCCGCGCCCTTGCCGTCCCCGGTCTCGTCCGTGCCCCACGCCGGCCCGCGCGGGCACAGTGGCAGGATCTGCGGCAGGAGGCTGTCGGCCGTGGGCTGCGCCTCCTGATCGGCGACCGAGGGCGGATCGGTCGGGAGATCGTAGCAGGGCCAGCCCGAGAGGATGTCGGTCATCGCGCCTCAGTCCGCGTAGGCGATGGAGCCGAACACTGGCAGGTTGCCCGACGTGAAGGTCAGATCGGCGGCCGGGGCCACGCGGCGATGGCGATCCTCCCCAGTCGCTCGGCTGATCGCCTCGTCGATCCAAGAGGCCGAGAACACGAATGGAGCCGAGGGCTGTCCTGGTCGCGCTCGGTCGGTGAACGTCGCCAGGATCTCGGCTGCGACCGCCGCTCGGATGTCGGTGGTGTCCGGGCTAAGCCCGCCGATGACCACGTTGACCGCCTGCGGAACCGGCGCCGACACGAACACCCGGGCGGTGACAGGCCGCCGGATCGGATCATCGACGTAGGCCTGCGCGGCCGCGACCTGGCCGGCGGTCGGGATGCCGTTTGGCTGATCGGAAACGGTGAACTGCACCCAGACCGAACGGGTGTCGTTCTGGAAGCTGTCGACGAAGACAGCGGTCGCGGTCGGGACCGCCGCCAAAACCCATTCGATGTAGTCCGGGATCGAGCCGCCCTGGGGCGGATTGCGCTTGCGGTAGAGCACCCGGGCCCGGAAGCTTTCGGTAGTCTCCTCATCCGTGCCGCCGGACAGACCGGTACCGTCCGAGGCCGCATCCACCGTGCACGTCGTCCCGAGGCCGATCGGGGCGTCGTCCGGGTTGACCAGCGTCAGCAGCGTGCCAGCCGGGGTGTCGCCCGCAGCAGACGGAGCATCCGCCTCCAGGGCGATGCTGACGCTGTTGCCCGCCGCCGTGGCGTTGGCCACCACGGTGTAGGTCACCGCGTCACCGCGGACGTACTGCAGGCCGATCGGCACTACCGCGCCAGGCGTCGCCGTAGCGGTAGCCGTGCCCATCGACGTGCTAGCTGGCTCCGGCTGGAGGCCGAGCTCGAACCCGTGCCGGATCAGCCAGACGCGCTCGGCGGTGGAGGCGAACAGCTGCCGCACCAGCCAGGCGCGGCGTTGCTCCATCTCGAAACCGATCAGCGCGAGAACCTTGCCCTCGACCCGCCAGACGTTCGGCCAAAGCTTGGTCGCCGTCCCCTGAACGGACTGGACGAAGGCACCGGTGGCTTCCGCCGCGAGCTGCGCCAGGGATCGGATCGTGTAGCCCGCCATCAAGCGCCTCCGGTGGCGAGCTTCCAGATCAGGTCGAATTTCGCGGCGTAGACCTGTGCGCCGTCGCGGCCGTAGAGCGCGATCGCCAGCCACAGAGTGTCATTGGCGTAGTCGGGGGTCGCCGTGGCCTCGATCTTCACGCACAGGCCCTGGGCCTTCAGCGGTGCCAGAGCGCGCTTGGCCTCGGCCTGCGCCCACATCGCGGTCTGGTCGTTCAGGTCCCGCCGCCGCAGCAGCCAGAGCTTCGAACCCAGCGGCTGCTCGCCGGCCGTGGGATCGACGTCGAAGCCGTCTCCCGGCCAGCCGCGCTGATCGCCAGCCCGGCCGGCATCTATCTCGTAACCCTCGACCCGCACGTCCGAGAACAGCAGCGCGATCACCGCCGTCTGCAACGGGTTCTTGGCTTCCAGACCGCCCGGGCCGTCAGCCGCCGTGACGGCCAACGAGAAGTCGCCGCGCACACCGTAGGTGCCGCTGCCCCGGTCCCCGTTGGCCTTCAGCCAGACCAGATCGGGCGGAAGCGCGACCACGCCCGCATCGGCGAGCGGCGTCAGGGTGAGCAACATGGCGAATCCGATCAGGTCTTGGCGAAGACGACCGATGAGGGGCCGGCCTGGGTCATCACCGGCGAGCCACCCTCGCCGCCCAGATCGATCCGACCCGCAGTCACGGTGACCGTCATGCCCCCCACCTTCACCACCACCTTGTCGGTGCCGGTGATCTCGATGGTTTTGCCGGTGATCTTCTGCTGCCGGTCCTTGGCGTCGTGCCAGATTCCGTCGTCGCCGAGGTAGCGAGTGGCGTTGCCCTTATCGTCGTAGATCGTGCTCTGGCCGGGCTTCTGCTTGCGCGGCCGAGAGGCGGCATGCTCCAGGCCGAGCGCGGCGTTGAGCAGGCGCCCGCCATCGTCGCCGCCGAACTGCAGCCCCATGCCGTGCGAGCCGACCGGCGGGTTCGAGCTGAGCCCGAAATGCTGGACCCGCGGGACCTTCTTCAGCGTCTCGTTCTTCTGCCCGTAGAGCGTGAGGGTCTGCTGATCGCCCTCGTCGTCAGCCTCGACGTGCTCGACCCGGAATAGACGACCGCCCATCAGCGCGGCCCCGATTTGATGCCGGGCGAGAAATCGCCCTCGACGCCTTCGAGACCGGAGCCCACAGTCTTCGGTGCGCCACCGAGATCAGCGCCCTCCAGCCCGTC